GCTCTGACTAACTACCATATGCGATGGAATAACGAGCTAGGCAGATTTGATAAGCCAGTCCATGACTGGTCTAGCCATTACTGTGATGCAATGCGTACGATGGCCATGTATGATGACGACATAGGTGACTCCATGTATCATGGGGCTTCTAGTGGCATGAGTGGAAATGCCCCTAAAGTAATTACTGGCTACGATCCGTTTGGAGGATGATATGGCTGTAACAGAAACCGCACAAGCAGCTTCTATGGCTGGAAAGAAATCCAAAAGACCTAGCGGCTTTCGATACCCGAATGCTGATGAGGTTTATCAGTATAAGGATGCGCGTGATTGGATGCTGAAAACAGGCATTGGTATTGGCGCTCGATCTAAGGACATTGGGCGCATCATTGCATTCTTTGGTGCAGCCAAGGCGAAATACAATAAAAGAATGGAAGCTTTCGCCCAGAAGCAGCGCAAGACTAGCATCACACGAAGCGCAGTGCAGCGCAGAGCTTTCTTTGAAACACCTGATCAGCCCGCACAGGGCGGAATGAGAACAACTACAGGCGCAAGCTAATGGAAAACGAAAAGGGCCAGAAGATTCTTGAGACTTACAAGAATCTGAAATTATAGGAGATTAATATGGCGGATGCTGTAACCTCACAAACGCTGATCGACGGCGGTAAACAGGTCGTTATGAAGTTCACTAACGTTTCCGACGGGACTGGAGAGTCTGCCGTCACAAAGGTTGATGTTTCTGCCTTGGAATCCAGTGTGGACGGTGACGCTTGTACTGGTGTTGTGATTGAGCGTATCTGGTGGCAATGTATTGGCATGAAGGTTCAAATCTTGTGGGATGCAACTACAGACGCATTTTGCATTGAGCTTGGCGAAAACCAAAGTGGTTCCCATGACTACACTATTTTTGGTGGTTTAACCAACAACGCAGGAAGTGGCAAAACTGGAGATATTCAATTTACAACCGTAGGTCATACAAGCGCAGACACTTATACAATTATTTTGTATATGCGTAAAAAGTATGACTGAGTTTAAGAAAAAAGCTAGTCAATGGCCACTACGAAAGACGTAAAAAGGACGCCCTCTGGGCGGTTAGTGTACAGAGGAGAAACTTTTGGCGGATACAACAAGCCAAAAAGGACGCCCGGCAAGGCAAAAAAAAGCGCGGTCCTTGCAAAAAAAGGCAGTCAAGTTAAACTTGTCCGGTTCGGGGACTCCAAAATGTCCATTAAAAAAGACCAGCCCGCCAGACGAAAAAGTTTCCGGGCTCGTCACAACTGTGACACGGCAAAAGACAAATTTAGCGCCAGATACTGGTCCTGTAAAGCATGGTAAAGAAGATATGAAAATACTAGAACTTCTGGCTAAATTAGAAAAACACGAGGCTGAGTGTAACTTACGTTATCAACAGATCGAAGAAAAACTTTCTGATCATAAAAACTCGTTGAAAGCTTTTGATTTAAAACTTTGGGGACTCGCTGTTTTAATTTTAATAGCACCTTTTGTTGGAAAGTTATTAGGATAGTATAATGTCTTATTCTCGCAAATCCAAAAAAGCATCTCCAAAAAGCAAAGGCAGCAAAATATGTCCTTCTGGAAAAGCTTGGGCTAAACGCACTTTTGACACATATCCTTCAGCATATGCAAACATGGCGGCTTCTAAATACTGTAAAGACCCTAATTATGCTAAGAAAAGTAAAAGAAAGAAGAGCTAAATGGGTGAGCTAAAGAAATGGCGGGATCAAAATTGGGTTAGAATTGGAGCCGACGGCTCTATAAAAGGCCCTTGTGGCACGTCTAAAGACAAAAAGAACCCTGATAGATGCTTGCCAGAAAGTAAAGCTCGCTCTCTTACTAAGGCTCAACGCAAAGCTACGGCTGCAAAAAAGAAACGTGCAGGCTCAAAAGGTCAACAAGTAGTAAAGAACACTAAGGCAGCAACTGTTACAAATATGGCTAGAGGCGGTGAACCCTCTATAACCAAGGCAAAAAGACCTTTTCGGGGCAAGACCCCGCCCGGAACTGTGGTAGCTAGGGGTTGTGGTGTAGTTTTAAGTAGTAAACGTAAAAAAACGAAAGGATCAGTATCGTGAAAAAGAAGATGAAAAGCAAAGGTTACCGCAGCGGTGGCAAGGTTAAGAAAATGTCTAAAGGCGGAGCCGCTGGTGGTAAAAAAGTCATGCGTATGTCCAAAGGTGGGCGAGCAGGTGGTGCCCCTAAAAAGACTCTTGCTGCGGCAAGAGCCTCACTTCCCGCTGGATATAAGATAGTTAAAAAATAAAACATGGCTTATTTGCATAGCAATATTCCTTACTTCAAAGCATGGGTTCGTCGTGAATATACTCATAACCATGAGGCGTATCACGGCGAATTTCTTCATGCTATGGTTATTGGTGTAACAACAATACCAAACCGATCTTTAAGTTTTCAAGTAATTTTTACTGGAAGTGAGGCAGAAGGAGAGAAAGAGGACACCGTACACGGTGGAGCTATGTGGGCTCGTATGCCAATAACTGCACTTGTTGCAGACATTCCTTTAGAAGAATGGCCAGAACCAATGGAAACATATGATGCACAACCTTGGGATTGTGCTTCTCATTATAACTCTGTTTATGTTATGGATAGGACCACTCCATGTCCTTGGATGGCTAAAATAGACGGTAAAATGCACCCGGCAAAGTATTTATTTACTGTAGATTACACTGAGAGTGAAATTGCTGATGATCCGGCACAACACAAACAAAATCACGTTCTTCAACTGTTAGATGCAGGAGAATGGACGGGCAATATTGTTGCGTTACCTAATAACCGTGTGCGCGTAACACATCCTGCATGGTTTCAAACAGGAGAAGGCGCTCCAGATTTCAAACCTTCTCAGCATATACATTATTCAAAATCTGAGTTAGACTACACACTAGATGTTAACAAGGTTTTTGATAACCTTTACAACGAGGAATAAAATGGCTGTTTCAAGTAGCAAAGATTTTGAACTAGATGTAGCTGAATACGTTGAAGAAGCTTTTGAACGTTGCGGCTTAGAAGTCCGTACTGGTTATGACTTAAAATCAGCAAAACGTTCTCTTAATCTTTTGTTAGCAGAGTGGGCTAATCGTGGCCTAAACCAATGGACTATAAAACAACGAACTCTTACAACAGTTCAGGCAGACGGCAACTATGACTTAGGGGCGGACGTTATAGATATTTTGTCTGTTGTTGTTCAACGGGACGGAACTGATTACTCGCTAACCCGGTTAAGTAGAGATGGTTATTTAACGATACCTAATAAAACAACGCAGGGAAGGGTTAACCAGTTTTTCTTAGACAGGCAACTTACCCCCGTTTTAAACGTTTGGCCCGTTCCAGATAATTCTACAGATGTAATATACTACAATGCTTTGACACGAATGGACGACGCTGACATATACACTAATACTATGGACCTTCCTTTTAGGTTTTATCCCTGTTTAGCTGCGGGTTTAGCTTACTATATTGCTTTAAAAAGAGCCCCAAACCGCGTTCAAATGCTCAAAGCAATGTACGAAGAAGAATTTGATCGTGCTGCTACAGAAGATCGTGACAGGTCCTCTTTCAATGTTGTTCCAAACTATCAATATTATAGGACAAACTAATGGCAAAGTTTGCATCTGGAAAAAATTCTTACGCTATCTCTGACCGATCTGGTTTCCGGTATCGGTATAAGGATATGCGGAAAGAATGGAACGGTCTTCTTGTTGGTCCAGATGAGTTTGAGCCTAAACAACCACAACTAGGTCCTTTTAGAAAAGTTAATGACCCGGAATCTCTTCAAGACGCAAGACCCGACAGTGTTGAACCTTTTGATGTTTATATTGGGCTTCCCTTAGTAGAAGCTCCTAGCCTAACGCCTGTTCCCAGAGGAACTACTGGTTTAGGAGAAGTGACGGTGACCATAACATGAGCTTTACATATTCAGAACTAAAACAAGCAATACAGGACTACGCGGACAATACGGAAACTTCTTTTGTAAATAACTTACCTGTGTTTATAAAACAGGCGGAGGAACGTATTTTAAAAAGTGTTCAATTAAGTCTTTTTAGAAAAAATGTTTCGGGAACAATGTCTAGTTCAAACAAGTTTTTAGCTTGTCCAAGTGATTTTTTAGCACCTTTTTCTTTGGCTTTTGTAGATTCAAGCAGCAACTCTGTGTTTTTAGATTTTAAAGACACTGATTTTGTACAATCTTTCAACCCAAATCCTGCTACTACGGGAAACCCGCGTTTTTATGGTGTTTTTGATATAAATAATTTTATTATAGGACCCACGCCAAATTCAGGTTATAGTGTTGAACTTCATTACTATTACAGACCAGCAAGTTTAACTAGTTTGGCAAGTAGCGGCACAACATGGCTAAGTGAAAACGCTTCTATTGCAATGTTATATGGCAGTTTGGTCGAAGGTTATACTTATATGAAGGGTGATGCAGACATGATGGCTCTCTACGAAAAAAGATTTATGGAGTCCATTATGGGCTTGAAAGGTCTTGGTGAGTCAAAAGAAGTGACGGATGAATACCGCACTGGAGTAGTAAGGAG